TAACTAACGCCATGCATATGGCTACATCATGGGGTGTTACATTTGTATCTAAGTAAGCACTCCAAAAATCAGCAATGTTTTCGTGGTTCGTGAGTTTATCGCCGTAGTCTTCTTGCCTGTCACCAGCAATAAGTTTTTCAGCTTCTTTTAAAATGTCCTGCGATATCATGCACAGTTCCTTTCGTAAAAAAATATAGGTTCATATTCGTATTGTCCTTCCGTTCGATGAACAATATGTAATTCTTTTTTTGCTCTTGTTGCACCAACATAAAAAACTCTGGCTTCATCATCTTTGCCTTGTTGTGTTTCTGTTGATGATTTGTAAGGACCATAAGATAGATCTGTTATTAACATAACATTATCTCTTTCCCCACCTTTACTTGCGTGTATGGTCGATACTTCGATACGTGGTACGGCATCTAATTTATTTCCTGAACGCATGATAGAACGTAGGTAAGGTATTCTTTTACGCAAACCTTTTCCGTTTAACATGTCGTACCAAGTTATATCTTTGACACTAGCTGTTCGTGTGCTTGATATTTTTACTTCTTCACGAAGACCATAATCTTTTATTAATGTTTCTAAATTATAAGAACCTTCATGTTGTCCTTTAAACACTCCGTAGTTTCTTTTAATACGTGTGCTATCCATATGATGATATAAAACATCACACTCAACACCTGATACTTCTTCTCCTCGTTGTAACTTTGTCCATGCTCTGATAGCTTCGATGTATTTAAAACTAATGACGGATGATCCGTAGCGTTTATACAACCAACCATATGCTTCTAAAGATTCAGAAACTTGCTTCACAATCTCATGTGTACGGCATAAAATAAGCCACTCACCTTCTACCAATCCCTTGTTTAAAGGTCTGATATTTAAGACTTTTCTAACTCCTTCTTCATCTCTTGGTCTGTATTCTTTTGGTATTCTTTGCGATATAGACTGTGCTAATTTTGTGGCAATAGTGTGCACACTTACAGGTATACGATATGATTGTGTAAGAGGTATGATCGTGTTGTTATCATTATTAGCCATAGCTATAAAATGTTCAATGTCTGCACCTGCCCAACGAAAGATAGCTTGATCATCATCACCAGCTACATATGTTTCTATGGCACCAGATTCTTTTTGTAACATGTCAACCACTTGCCATTGCTGCGCAGATAGATCCTGTGCTTCATCAATAAATAAATATTTTAACTGCGGTGCGTTTTTATTTTTTATAAAATTTATAAAGTAATCAACGTACTCATACTTATCTCTATCTTCTTTAAACTTACGCAAGTCTAAATCCATCTGCTCTATCATGTTCCGTGCGCCGTAGTTATTGAGTGTTGTTTCTCTAAATATTTTAGCCAACCTATCTTCATCATCAGGATACTTTGCATATGCTAAATTAATAATATCTTGATACTCACTCTTTGCTGTTGGCATGGCAATATCTACACCATTACCTTTACGCATCTTGTTTACATATTCATGTCCTGTCATGCGTGAAAGTTCTGCGTAATCATTATCATCCATGATCTGTGCTTGCTGTAGCTGCAGACGTCTGTACGCTAAACTATGTAACGTAGAGAAGTATGGAAACATAATCTTTACCTGTTCTTTACTCATTTTTTCATTTGACATAACTCTGTCACGAATTTCTTCAGCAGCTTTTACCGTAAAACTAAAATACCCAATCTCATCTGGTCTACAATGACCACCACTAATTAATTTATCAACTTTGTCTTTTAAAAATGTTGTCTTGCCTGTGCCAGGAGGACCTATAACTATATTTCTTTTCATTAGTATGGCTCCTCTTCTTTAAAATCTTTTGACTTAACAATGTATTCTGCATCATTAACAGTCGTTGGTATCTTCCAAATATGTGTGACTTTATCATTTATACGCAACTTCTCTGCAGTGCCTTTGAAGTCGGAGAATACTTTGAACTGTCCTACGTCACTTAATTTATTAAAACGTTTTGTTTTAAGAAAGTCTCTGAATGCTTGTGGTTTAAACATATAATTATTTTCTTGCTCATAGACCATGCCTTGGAGCATATCTTGTCTGTCTTTTGCTCCACCATTGTTCTCTATAAATATTTGTAAATACGATAAGAACTGGCCATTAGAACTTACCTCACCTGGCATAATAACTTCTTCAAACCCAGGATCATCAAATAATGACTGTACTTTATCTGCCCATGCATCTCCTCTAATTGGTTGAGGACTTTCATTTATTTGTTTAACACAGGCTCTTCTGTATCTAGGAAACTCTGCCAAGGTATCACCATCAATAACTAAAACTTTACCATTATGTGTAACTTCAAACATAGGATCATCAGAAACAAACTTCTTTAAACTAACAATAGAAGAGGTAGTTCCTTTACCAATACCAAACTTAGTATTTTTACATTTCATTTCTTCACACACATCTTTAAAAACAGGTAACTTACATCTATAAAAATAATTTTTCTTATCACTCACTTGATTTAAAAGTGTTTGAACTTCTTTACTTGGTAAAGGTGGATGAAAATATTTTAAATTATATTCATCTAACTTTTGTTCTAATTCTGTATCTTGAAAACGTTGTCGTAAATAAATACCCACTTGAAATAAACATTCGTTCCGTGAGCCTTGAGCAAAGCCTCTTGATGCTAGTGTCACTAAACATGGAGGAGCTCCTTTCCAATCTGTATTCTCACGTTCTTTTTTCTTAATAACCACCATGCCGAGATTCGATACGACTTTACTTTCATAATGCGCTATAAACATATCCAGATTATCCAATGCATTACCTTCATCATCTAGCGCATATCTTGTCGGATACTCTGGGTGGTTATACGGCAAGTTTAAAAAGTTTCCTGTCCCTTTCGGGTTTAACTCTATTTGTTTTGGAAAAATTTCACTTTCACCATAACCTAACCATGCAGCTATCTCTGTCAGTTTCATCTGCATATCTACTGCTTTTACTGACTCTTCTACAAATAAAAATACATGAGCACCGCCACTCTTTGATTTACATACAACCAGTGGTAATTTATTTTCGAGGATCTGTTTGATTAATTTTTTATGATCGAACCCATCATAGGAGTCTATATCAATAGCACCCCACGTACACGTGTTGTCGTCTTTAATAGGAATAATACCAAGCGATGGTTCTTTACCATCAAGATGATCATGCCATTTCTGTTCCGTTAGTTGTTGTTTTTCTATCCAGGATTTTGCTTCTAGTTTACCATTCTCATTTTTTGAACGGTTTTCAGTTTGACCATATGCTCGGTCAAGCCCTGTAAAAATTTCTATAAATCTTCTTCTTTGTTCAACTTCCATAGTATTTCTTATTCATAGTTGAGGGAGCGATATTTTTTATTGGAGGAAAATATGATGCTCCCTCGGGATTAACGTAATGTTAACGGTGTTAGTACGGAGTTTTTTCCCCGTCGTCAACACTTTCGTCGTCATGCTTAACTTTTATTTCACCAGCATCTACAGACGCGGAGAAAGCTTTTGCTTGTGAATACAAGTCAGCATCTTCGATTGGACCGACCCTAGAGACGTCCCAACCAAACCATTCGCCCAAATCATTTGACTCTGCAATCGTTTTGAGTGAGTAAATGTGAGAGTATGAAGGAGGTGTAAATAACCCCTTCGCACCTTTTAGCTTTAACCCAAGCATCAAAGAATTCCATCTTTTAGACTTCTTTCTTTGTGTGCTTTTCATAGCGATTAAAGCTTGTGACCAAACTCCATTATCGCTTTTAATTAAACAAAAGTGATTAGCCGTATCCTCGATATAGTTGCCATTAGCAAGTCTATCTTTACGTTGATCATCTCTTGTTGTTTTTGACAATATATTACTGTCGCCACTATGAATATTGACAGGAGCACCAGTGCCCTTGCCTCTATCCTGCCATTCAATATATTGACGTTGATAGGAACAAGGTATGACCTGTACTCCTTTATCTCCGTCAAATATTTCTTTTGTTAGCGTGTTGTAGATCATTCCACTTTCCGCTCCCTCAATGTATTGAG